CATGTTGATCCGACCTTTAGCGTGATGCGCCCCGGCTTGCGGAATGTGTCAACGTCAAAGATGTCGCCCGCAGTGGATTCAGTGCTGGCCTCGTCGTAAACCTTGACGCTAGATAATGTCTGCAACGGGTATCGCGGCAAACAAAGATCGCCGTGACCGCCGTACAGGTCAGCCATAGACCCTTGCCGGATACCGTCCCACCACTCCGCTTGCTGTGCGGGCCAATGGTCTAGCGCAAGCTGCCATGTCTGCGTGATTAAGGCCAGCCCTGTGGCCTCCTCTATCATCTCGCGAGCCTCTGCCACCAAAGCGTTAGCCTCTGCGTCTGGCAGGCCCGTTGCGCTTTCCACAAGGTACGACCGCAACTCTGCCGCAGTTACAGGCTCGGTCGCTGGTGCAACCGTGCGCTTGTGTCCGCGATATTGATAAAGGTCTCTAGGTGGACGAATTGCCATTATTTCCTGCCTTTACGCTTGGCCTTTGTCTCGGCAGGCACGATCACTTTGCGATCTGCAACTGGATCGAACATAGCAGACGCAGCCTTATCAGCCAAGGCCCACTCTGCAATCTGACCATCAACCACCGTCCCAAAAGGAACCGTGATAACAGTGTGACCGGAAGGCGCGCATTTGTAACCGCCCTTTTTTGTGATCTTTGCTTTCTTCATGGTGATATTCCCCTATGCTTGATGACGGGCCACCGCAGCGGCCCGCTTTGAAACTTAGGTACGCGCAACAACAGCGCCCGCAACAGTTGTCGGGGCAAGGTGTGGCTTGCCAAGAACGCCAACCAAGGTAATAACAGCATCTGTGCCAGTTGTACCCGTTACCGTCACGCCGATATAGCGCGCGGAACCGTTGTAACCAACAGCGCCAGCAACGACATTATCAGCGGTGTCTGACGTAACAGTGACCGTGCCGCCGTTAACTGTTTCAGTTGCCGTAACAGCAGCCGCAGCAGTTGTGTCTGCGCTTTCCTGCAACGTGACCGTAAAGCCCGAAGCAGTTCCGGCGTCTGTGATCGTGCCATTGACGACCATGATTGACGCGGCGTCGAAGCCCTTAGTGTCCAGATAGCCAGACAGACCCGGCGTAACACCGCTAAGTGTTAGCGAACCGAGGTTCACATATTGGACGTTTGAGATATTATCACGCATTTGATTTACTCCTTGTAATGCGTTTCAGAAAGGGAGGCGGCAGGAATCACCGCCCCCCTATTTTTTAGGCTTTGAAGTTGATCAGCTTGATCGCTTCGAAGTTCACGACATCGCCACCAACACGCTTTGTAGTGTAGAACTGAACGTAAGGCTTCGCGCTAAACGGATCGCGCAGTGTGCGGATGCCGATGCGGTCAACGATCTGGTAGGCTGCGCGCATGTCGCCAACAGCCAAGGACAAAGAACCCGTTGCCGGATCTGGCATGTCCTCAAACGCCGCGATGGGATAGCCCATCAGTGACGCAGGCTGACCAGCCGCAATACCCGGTGACCAAAGGTAAGCACCGTCACTATCCCTCATCTCGCGGACCAACTTTGTTGTGCCACGGTTCATGAACCAAGTAGCGTTTGCACGGTACTGGGCTTTCAAACCATAAAGCGCATCAATCAGAACATTTCCGCCGTTTGGAGCAGCCGCAAATGCGCCATTTACGCCAGTATCAAACTGCTCAATCGTGCCGGGCAGTGTGGTGCCGTCTGTGTAATCCAAGAAGCCGCGTGGCTTTTCAACACCGTCGCCAGTGATGAACGCAACAGCTTCAGTGCGTGCAAACTTGTCTGCAACCTTAGCCGCGAGCCAGCTTTCCATGTTGATTTCAGCATCATCAAGGATTTTCTGGGTCGCGCGCGGGTTTGCATAAAGCTCATGCACAGGAATTGACCACTTGCCAAGGTTTGGCGTGTTGGTTTCTGTGCGTGCGCCCGTTTCGCCAACCCAGCCAGCGTCGGCTTCGTTCAGGTCAAACAGACCCTCAAGCGAGTTAGTCGAGATTGCCTGAATGGACGCATAAGCGCGCATCGGGGAAGTCTCGAAAACCTGCGTAACGACTTGGCCGGACATGTCAGGGTTGACCACATAGCCGCCCTGTGGATCGCCACCAACGGAAAGAGCCTTGCGCTCGATCTCGCTAAGTGCGTCCATGCCTTTGCGCATGTAGCCAGCCAGTGCGCCGTTGTAGATTTCCAGCGCGGATGCGTCAGACTTAAAGCCCTTTTGATCAAGCGCAGCGGCAACCGAACGGCTGAACTGTGCGGCTTTGGCTTCCATGTCAACGACCTGACCGTTTTCGTCAGTGATGACGCGGGATGCCTTTTTGATGTCAAGGACTGCTTTGTCCGTGATCTCTTGCATGCGCGCCATGTCTGCGTCGATCTTTGCCAGCTTTTCTTCAGTCACTGGATCAACAGCGCCCTTGGCTTCGATCTGCTTTAGGCGCTCGTCGTTGGCTGTCTTGTATTCAGCGAAAGCGGTATTTACGCCTTCAACTGCTTTTTTGATTTCAATGTGATCATCCGACATTTGAAATGCTCCTTTGGAGTTGTGAAAGTTGTTCGATGATGTCCCGTAGGCCACCGTTATCAGCTTCCGTCACATCAGCATCCCGCTGCGGCTCAAGTGCTTTGTAGCCATGCAATGCAATTGCTGTGGCGTCTTTGCGGCTGTAGCCTGCATCCCGCAGAAACGCCTCAAAATCTCGTTCGGTCTTGATTGACTTGATGTCAGTAATCCTAGCCGCTTCCAACATTGGGAACGTCACGACCGACACCTCGTATAGATCAACCTCAAGCAAGCGACGGACTGCGCCGCTGCCTTCCTCTGTGGCTGCGATGGTTTTGTATCCAATGGACATGCTGTCGATAGCGCCATGACGCATTAAGGCCATAGCCTCGCGCCCTTTGACAACGTCCTTGAGCAATCGTCCCTTAACGAACAGCCCGCGCTCGTCTTCACTGACTTCATCCCAAACGCCGATTACTTGGCTGGGATCGTGCTGCCATAGCATCTTAGGTTTGCGGGTTGCGATTGATTTTGTAAATGCGCCACGGCTTACAACGTCCATGCCTTGGTCAACAACGTCAAAAACGCTGGCATAGCCTTCAAAGATGCCGTTTTCGTCAGGCTCGCGCTTGATTTCAAAGCTGACTGACTTGTGTTTAATCTCTGTCACTTGATCTCCATCAGCGGGAATTGGGATGCTTCACAGCAGCCGTTTGCAAAGTAATAGCACAGTTATTGCAAACTTGCAAACCCATGCAACCTAGTCAACATCAAACTCATCATCCAGAACGTGCGCAATCTGACATCGGCAATTAATAACCCCGCGCGCCGGGCCAGACCTATCGCCGGGATACATCAGGCGATAAGACCCAAAGTTAAAGTCTTGATCCATGTCAACGACCTCGCCATCCATGTCCGCGTGTTCGTCCCGTGTGCGCCCATCGCCAGCAGCAACCCATTCCTTGCGCAGTTTTAGCCCTGTGGCCTTAGCTGCCTCGTCTGCCCCATAGTTAGCCGCCCCGTGAACCTCTGTCCGCGCAATCATATTGGCACGGAAACGCGGAATTGTTCTGGACAACGTGCGCAACTGCTTTGATATTTCTGTGAGCGACGATCCAGCCGCCTGACCAGCGCCGATCACGTTGACAATGTTCTGCCGCAATGTTTCAGAGACCATCGTAATGCGCGCGCGGATCATTTCGCTGCTGATATACTCAAGTGACAGCCGCGCGAACAACTCGGCAAACGATTTCGTCTCAAGGATAAGCCCAGAAGCCTTGCCCTGATCCAGAACCCGCCCACCAAATGCCCTGATAGATACGTTTGCCATTTGCGCCCAGATCTCCGCCATTCGCGCCTCATGTTCAAGTGGTAGGGTGGGTGTGGCGCGGGTTGCCTCATATTGCGCAATCATCTCGCCCATTGCGCGGGATATTTCAGCCTCAAGGACGCGCTCAAATCGCGCCGTTAATTGATCCTGCAAGAGCGTCGTGGCCCGTGCGGATGAAGCCGCTGATGTGCCAACCAGATACTTCACTTGATTTCATAGCCTGCAATGATTGCCGCCGTCTTTGCGTCGATGCCACCGAACCCGCCTTCTTGCTTGGGTTCCGCCAATACGTCACCGCCAGCAATAGGCTCGTACCCCATAGCCTTGCGCTTTTCATTAACTGTCAGGCTTGGCGATGCGTCCAGCATGGTCCATAACGTTTTGCGCTTGTCCACGATAGCCGGGATTTGATCCAAGTCAGGCCGCAACTCAAGACCAAACGGCTCGCCTATCCAGTTCGTCCAATCCTGCGCCAACTTATCAAGCAGCGGCAAGATTGTGTCCTCCCAGAACGCCAAACGCGCCTCGGCATAATTGGAATATGTGTTATCGCCGGGGATGCCTAGCAGTTGAGGCGGAACACCCCAAGCCAAAGCAACGTCACGCGCGGCACTGTTCTTTGTCTCAAGTGCCAGCATGTCTTTAGGCGATGCGCCCATTGCCTGCCACTCCAGCCCGCCCTCAAGCAGCATCGGACGGCCTGCGTTCTTAGCGCCTTGATACTGGTCCTCTGTCTGCGCCTTTAATCGGTTATAGTTCTCGTCGCTTAGGGTTTCCCCGTCCTTCATCACAAGCGCGCCTGATGGTCGTGCGCTGTTCTGCAATAGCGCCTGCATCCACGCCATGCTTTCGTTATGCTGGTCGATTGCATATGTGCCTGCGCGGGCTGGGCTTTGGCCGTACCAATCATCAAGCGGATTGAATAGCTTGGTGTGAAGGATCGGCCCTTTCTGCGTGTCAGGGTCAACATCAAACCGCGTCTTGCGCCCGTTGATGTCGTACTCGTATGCAATTGGAACGCCGCGCGATCCGGGGATGACCTTCATGCGGTCTGACCTGTGGATGTATAACTCGCGCGGTAGGTTTGCGGTTGCTGTGATTTGTTCTTCGTACGCGTTGCCGCTAATCATCAAATAGGCGACCTTGGCCTCCATGTATTCACGACCAGACATGGCTGGGTTCGGTCGCGCGATAAGGTCAAGCAATGGGGATTGTGTCACTTCAACATCGCCCCGCCATGCAGTCCACGGCACCGATGCAACAGCCTCCGCAATGGCGGACACGGCACGATATGCAACCACGTTTTTTTGATATGCCTCTGGTGCGTATAGCTTGGCGTTGGTATCTGATGACCAAACCGCCTGCCCCGGCGACATGACGATGGTCGCAGCGGTTGCGCTTTCTTTCGTCTCAACCACTGGCTGCGCTTTGGCGCGAAACATATCTGTAAATTTCATTTTCTGCCCTATGGTTTGCAACTTTGCAGTATTATTAGCACAACTTCGCAGGATTTGCTATAGCGAGCGAATACTAGGTGCGCCCTTGGATTTAATCATCGGCCCAAGCGCATATCGGATAGCGTCAATGTAGTGGTTGTTCGCGTCAACGACTACAGGCAAAATATCCTCCGATAATCGGTCGACCTTGTAACTGTAAAGGCGAAACTCGCGCGCAACCGATGTGCAGTCTGGATGAATAACGATTTGCTCGTATGATTTCATATGCTCAACACCATCGGCAACAGACCCCGGCCACTTCTTGACGCCTTGCATATTTGGCAGGCCGTGGCGTTTTAGGTAACTGATGCTTTCAGGCCGTGCGCTGTCTGCGCGTATCGCGTGCCTATCAATGCCGGGTATGCGGTCAATAATAAATTGCGATGTTGCGTCCAACTCCAGCTTAACCTTGCCAGCCTCGCGCCTGATATAAAGCGTCTTGTCATGTATGAAGCACTCAACGGCAACAGTCGGATCTAGCGCAAAGCCAAAGTCGATACCGTAGTACGGCCCGCTCCAGAACGGCGCAGGTTCAAATTCATTAACATCAAACTTTCCCGCAAAAATCTGCGCTTCCGTCATGGTTAAGAAAGCGCCCTCCCAAA